ACAAAGTATTGCTTATCGGCAATCTTTTGTCTTCCGGCTCTAAAAGCGAAGGCGAAGTTGTCAAGTTGTTGAACGCTGAAAATGCGCGTCAATATTTTGGTGCGGGATCGATGTTGCACCGGATGGCGATGCATCATTTTAAAAATAACCGCGGACAAGTTGAAGTATATGCAGTGGGTTTGGATGATGATAGCGGCGCAGGGACCGCGGCCACCGGGACATTTGCATTTTCCGGGACAGCGACTGCACAAGGTACGTTGTTTATGCTTATTGCCGGGGAACATATACAAATATCCGTACCAGTGGACATGACAGCGGAAGAGCTTGCAACCGCGGTTGCCGATGAGATCGGAACTGATGAGTATTCTCACTTGCCAGTAACCGCGTCGGCCGCAGCCGGGACGGTTACGTTTACTGCGAAAAATGCGTGTGAAGTGAGTAACACAATTGATATTCGCTGTAATTACTACGACGGTGAAGAATACCCGGCCGGGATAACAAATACTATTACTGCAATGGGCGACGACACTGCAGGTGCCGGAAATCCGGACGTACAAACCGCAATTGATGTGCTCGGTGATGAATGGTACCACGTATGGGCGTGCCCGTACGTTGACACCAGTAATTTTTCTGCGTTGACTTCTGCGCTGGAAGAGCGGTTCGCATACGACAAGATGATCGACGGGCACTTGATTTCAGCGTACAAGCCGGACGGGGCTGACCTTGCAACGAAACACACGAATTTGTCCGATTATGGTGCAGGGAAAAATACAAAGCATGTTACAACCGTCGATACGACAAATTCACCAATGAGCACTCCGGACATGTGCGGTGCGGTGTCCGGTGCAGTTGCGGTCGAGGGGCAGATAGACCCCGCAAAACCGCTGCAAACGGTGAAACTGAACGGAATACTTGCTCCTAAAATTACAGAGCGGTACAATTTGAGCGAGCGAAATTCTCTATTGTACAATGGTATTTCGACGGTGCGTGTTGACGACGTGGGTAATGTTCGTATCGAAAGACTTATTACAATGTATCGTAAAAACGATGCCGGCGGATTGACAATTGCATGGCTGAATCTGAATACGAAATTATCACTTATGTACATGCGCTGGGATTTCCGAAACACAATTCTCACGAAATACCCACGTGCAAAACTTGCTGATGATGGTGTACGCAAGCCGTCCGGGCAAGTAGTAATGACACCGGCCCGTGGAAAAGCAGAAGCTGTGGCGATTTTCAGGCGGTGGGAACAGGACCTCGGTATTGTTGAAAATATCGATGCGTTTAAAAATGGCTTGACATGCGAACGTAACCCCAGCGATCCCGACCGGCTGGACTGGAAGTTGACGCCGGACCTTATGAATCAATTCCGTGTAGGTGCAGCAACGCTGCAGTTTATACTTGAATAATTTTTTCTCACGACCAAAAGGAGATTGACACATGGGAACTCGACGCGGTGGTATTATAGAGCTGGCAGTAAACGGTGAGATACAGGATGCTAAAGGTGAATTCACGTACAACCTCGGCAATGTCAAGCGTGAAGCGATTGTTGGTTCAGATAAAGTACACGACTTCAAAGAAACGCCGCAGGTGGCGTATATTGAAGGGGAAGTTACGGATAGGCAATCACTTGACTTGTCGGGATTGCTTAATGTCGTGGACGCCACGGTTACGTTACGTGCAGCGAACGGGAAAACGATTGAGCTACGTAATGCATGGTATGCCGCAGATGGCGATGTGGGTACTGAAGAGGGCAATATACAGGTACGGTTCGAAGCTAATGACGCAGACGAAATCACTTAACAAAAGGGAGATGAAAAAATGGAGAATGAAGAGAAACTTGAACAGGAACAGGAACAGGAACAGGAATTTCAATTGCCGTATACTGTAAAACTTAATTATCCGATTGAGTACGGTAAGCGCACAATTTCGGAAATTACTTTCCAGCGTCGCCCGCGTGCCGGGGATGTTCGGCAGATGTCAGTGCAGAACCAGACGTTCGGGGACATTCTCAATATTGTATCGAAGTGCACCGCACAACCAACAAGCGTTGTTGAGCGAATGGATTTAGACGATGTGAGCGAATGTGCGCGAATTGTTAATTCTTTTTTGTCAAGTGGGACGGTGAACGGTTAAGCTGGCTTCCAGTGTTCGCATATCTTTTTCACTGGCCGCCGTCCGAACTTGACAACATGGACGACCGTGATATTGATTTTTGGGCCCCATTCGCTCAACGAATACTTGACGAACAAAAGCGCGCAGCGCGCAAAAAGTAGGGAATATGTCATTACCACCTGTACGTATAGTAATTGCCGGTGTCGATAAATTTTCCGGGAAATTTGATCAAGCTGGTGCGAAAATTCGCAATATTGGCGGCCGAATGACAGAATTTGGCTCAAAGATGACTACCCGTGTATCGCTACCGATAGCGGCCGCGGGTACTGCGATTTTCAAAACTGCGATGGATTTTGACACTGCAATGAATCGGGTGGAGGCAAAAACGCAGGCGTCAAGTAAACAGATGGATAATATGCGGCAAATGGCGCGAGATTTAGGGGAGACTACTACATTTAGCGCAACACAAGCGGGTGAGGCTATGGGGTTTTTGGGGCAAGCCGGGTGGAACGTAAATCAAATTATGCAAGGTACGCCGCACTTGCTGGATTTAGCCGCGTCGTCTGAAATGGAGCTGGGCAGGGCTGCAGATATTACGTCAAACATCATGGGGGCGTTTCGTAAAGAAGCAAGTGAAACGCAACAAGTTGTCGATGTGTTATCCGCAACAACGTCAAGTTCTAATGTAGACATGGAGATGCTCGGGGAAACCATGCAACATGCCGCACCAGTTGCGAAGGCCGCGGGTGCGTCCCTCCGGGATGCCGCGGCAGCAGCGGGTTTTTTGGGGAACATAGGTATACAAGGCAGCAAGGCTGGTACAGCGATGAAAAACATGTTTGCACGATTGGCAAATCAAACACCAAAAGCAACGAAGGCGCTGGCAAAAGTTGGCGTTACAACCGCGGACTTGACAGATGCAGAGGGGAATTTACGTCCGTATAGTCAGATTATACAGGAAATGTCAGCGGGACTGGCAGAACTTGGAAGCGGTGATCGTATTGGTGTTATACAGGATGTATTCGGATTAAGGGCGATGCCCGGTGTAACCGCATTGGCAGAGGACATGGCAGCGAATTCATCAAATTTCGAAAAGCTGGCAGATAGTTTAGAAAATGTCAACGGGCGTGCAGGCGAAATGGCAGATACAATGTTAAAAGGCGCACCGGGCGGGTTTAAACGAATGAAAAGCGCGCTGGAAAGTGCGGCCTTATCAATTGCAGAGAGTGGATTCATCGATATGATGACAAATATAATTGAAAAACTTACTGGTATATTTCGATGGATTGCAGATGTCAACCCGGGAATATTACGGTTCGGTACATTAATAGCAATAGCGGCCGCAATTATTGGACCATTAATTGTTGTAGTAGGATCGTTGACAACAGCCGTGGGTACATTAACAACAGCATTTACAGTACTTAATACAACAATTTTTTCGATACCAATTATCGGTTGGATACTCGGAATTGTCGCAATAGTTATTGCAGCGGTTGCGTTAATAATTGCGAATTGGGAGTGGTTCAAAAAACGATTTATTGATCTATGGACAGCTATACAATTCTCTCCACCGGTTCGATGGTTTTTAGGATTTATCGAACTTGTCAAAAAAGCAATTCGATGGGTAAATGTATTCATGCGTGGTGGAAAAGACAAATTGACATTAGAGGAACGAAAACAATTTCAGGTCGGAGAATTTTCAAAAGAAGGTAGAGACGCGGGGGAAGTTGGCAGAAAAGTTGGTGGGATAGATCGGTTACAATTAAATGCAAGTAAAACAAAAGAAGAGAAAGCATTAGACCGCGATCTTAAAACTATGGAACGGTTTAACCAGCAAATTGCAAAAACTAATAAAAATGAATCAGGATTATTAGAAGTCAGATTTGAAAACGCACCGGAAGGTACACGTATAGATCGAGCAGAAGGTAATATTAATTTAGATACGCAGTACGGGAGCGTGAACTAATGAGCTTTCGTGAACAATTACGTAGCGCAAGTTTTCGCGGTGTACCGTTCAAGGTGTCCGGGGCACGTAGTAATTTCGGGCGACGTGTCAATACGTACGAATTCCCGAACCGGGACCGCCCGTATAGTCAGGACATGGGACGCAGTGCGCGCGAATTCAGTGTTGACGCGTATTTGATCGGTGAAAATTATCTTTCCCAGCGCGATGCTTTACTTTATGAATGTGAAAAAGGTGGACCGGGTGAACTTGTACATCCTTACTACGGATCGTTAAGCGTACTGTTTAAGTCAGCACGAGTGCGAGACCGGGCAAGCGATCGACGTATGTGTACGGTGTCGCTTACATTCGTTGAATATAATGTATTAATAGAGTATCCGCTGGAAACTATTGATAGTATTTCGCAGGTGTTAAGTGCGCGGGAAGCCGCAATACAAGCGGTTTTTGAAACGTTTCAGGATATATACCAGATTGCAAATGAACCGTCGTATATTGTCAATAGTGCGATGGATACAATCGATCAGTTTATATCACAAGGTGAAACGCTACGGCGTTCGGTGCAATCTATTCCCGATTTTCAGCGAACAATACAAAACATAAAAAATAAAGGTGATGCGATTGTATCACTTGCCGGGGACATTGCAAACGGTATTATTGATATATTGACATTTGGGACAAACCCGGAAAACCCCGACAATCCTGCAGATGAGAATAATGCACAAAATCGATTTGACGAACTAAAAGAATTTTTTGACTTTACTCCAGAGACCGGTACCCCGGCCCGAACAATTGCGGATGCAGTACAAACCACCGCTGTTATTGCAGCATCCGGGGTGTTGACGCAGATTGATTTTGATAGTGTGCGAAATTCAGAAACCACACGAGACGTGGTACTCACGCAGATTGATAAAATCAATAAACAAGAGGACGTACAGAATACAATATATAATTCGTTGGAAACCTTACGTGCAAAGGTTGCGCAAGATATACAGATTCGAAAAGCAGAACTGGAGCGCATTTCTACGTTTACCCCAGCGAGAACATTACCATCATTAGTTATTGCGAACTATTTATTCGGTGGTGTGGAAAAAGAATCCGATATTGTCAATCGTAATAATATCGAGCATCCGGGGTTCATCCCGGGCGGTCGAGAAGTTGAGATACTTGTTAATGTCAATTAAGTTAATTATTAATGATTCTGTATACGAAGGCTGGACAAAAGCCCGGTTGACACGTTCAATTGAGAATGTGACGGGATCGTTTTCTTTTTCCACTGTAGATTCTGCACCTGTGAACCCGGTAATACGCGCGGGTTCTGCGTGTAAAGTATTAATTGATAATAGTACAGAACTTACCGGATATATTGACAATGTACAATTGCGCGCAAATAGCAGCAGCTCCACGGTTGAGATTTCCGGGCGTGGAAAAACTGCAGACCTTGTAGATTGTACAGCGGATTTATCGCAAGTAGGGTACGGTTCATGGGATCATATATCATTCGAAGCGTTCGCAAATATTTTTTGTAGACCGTTCGGTATTGTTGTTAGAAAAGAAGCGAACTTCAGTGATCCGCAAAGTACGTTTACTGTTAATATAGGGGAAACGGTATTTGATATATTGCAAAAGGCCGCAAAATCACGGGCGGTATTGCTTACGTCTAATGGGTTCGGAGATTTAGTATTATCGCGCGTTGGCAATGTGACAACCGATGATCCGTTAATACTCGGTGAAAATATTACAGACTTTTCCGCACAAAAAGATATAGCGGATCGCTTCCATAAATACTACGTTAAAAATCAAGTAAGCAGCGAGGGTAAAGGGTTTACAAAAGCAAATACGCAAATTTTAGGTCAAGCTATAGACCGTGGCATACGTGACGTTCGGACAAGTTTAATTGTTGAGCAGGACGCGGAAAGTACACAGATGGCAGATGCGCGCGCATCGTGGGAGGCACAAATACAGATTGCACAAAGTGAACGCTATAGTATAACGGTTCCGGGGTTCGAGCAAAGCAGCGGCGCGTTGTGGCGTGAAAATATGATTACTCCGGTTCGAGCGGATACGAACGGATACACAATTGATACGCAATTATTAATTACAAGTATAACGTATAGTGAAAGCAGCCGTGGGCGTGAAACAAAAATGGAATTGAAACGGAAAAATGTATATGCTGCACAGCCCGAAATATTACAACAGGCAGATATATTATGACATTAAAGCAGCAGATTAATCGTATGCTTAATCCGATATATCGTTGCATTGCGTCAATGATCGGACGTGCTATAATACAAGTCGTAAATGATACGAATAATTTACAAACTGTAAAAATTACATTGCTGAAAGATGAGGTAAAATCAGGTGTAGAGCGGGTACAGGAATACGGGTTCACGAGTAACCCACCAAAAGGAAGCGAAGCAATTTTAATTGCTCCGCAAGGAAGCCGCGCACAAGGCGTGATTATTGCGACCGACAGCGGGCAATACCGCGTAAAACCTCTCCCAGAGGGCGGTGCAGCATTATATGATAAAAAGGGAAATTATATCAAATTGATAAATGATAAAATTGAAGTATACGGGGAACGTGTGGATGTCAAGTCAGACAAAGTATTTTTAGGGAATGATACAACACGCGGACACCAAAAACTTGCAACAGAGGATTTTGTAAATAACGTGTACGCGATGCATGTGCATACTATTACCAGCGGTGGCTCAGTAATATATACAACAGATATACCGACACCACCGATACCACCCGTACCCAGCAAATTGACAGGTAAAACAAAGGCCACGTAATATGCCCGGATACTGGACAACACGGGCGCTTTTCCCAGCGCCGTATGATACTGACGGTTCATCATTTTCTATTGTAATGAACGGCCGCGCGTATATTGCTGGGAATTACGGAAGATTATTTGAATGGGACGGCGAATCTGTATACTGCACGATTGTTGCGGACCCGCCGTCGGGTATGCCTGAATCGGGTATATCAGACCTTACAGTATATGATGGGGCGTTGTATGGGGCTGGTCAGGATGGAAAACTTTACAAATGGAATGGTGCGGATGCATGGGAATTACTCGGGAATGCAGGACAGGCGCTATATTCAGTAGTGGGGCACGAAGGAAAAATTTATACCGGAACCGGAAAACCCGGAGGCGGCGGGCACGATGCAGAACTATGGGAATATAATTTGTCAAGTAACACGTTTATTCAAGTTGGAAGTACAGGGCCTTTTGGTGCAGAGGAATTACATTTTTTACTATCATTTGATGGGTATGTATGGGGGAGTACATCATATAATAATTTGTTATTACGCTGGAACGGTGCATTATGGGAAAATATGACTTCTGCAGAAAACAATTTTGCAGATCAATTATATTGCGTGACTATTGCAACAGATAATGAATATATTTATGGCGCGTCGGTGCCTGATGATTATATATTACGATGGAATGAGGTTGACAACTGGGAATTTCTAAAAGATGAACAACCTGAAATTAGTGGATATTTACATTTTTTATTATGGGATTCAGAACGACAGAAAATTTTTGCGATTATAAATCAAAATGGTATACTATTTTCTTATAATAAAGCTACAGGTAAAAAACAAATTGAAGCCACGGAGGCTGGAGGATCAGGATACACGGGACTTTTTAAGTTGAACGGTAATATATATGGATCAGGTGTCGGTGTAGTAGAATTCGTGGAAACCGCGACAATTGCGGAACCAGAACCGACAACATCCGGGGATATACGACTATTTCCGAAAATCAATTCAAGTGAATTGCAAATTATCAATAAAGATTTGGCGCGTGATCCCGGATTAGAGACAGCAGTTTTCATTTCGCTATTCACTGAACGACGCGTTGACAATACAGAATTACTTACCAGCGATAACGAGGACAAGCGCGGTTGGTGGGCAAATAACGATATTGGTAGTAGATTATGGTTGTTGTATAGAG